AATTACTTCCACCATGGCGTAGTCGGCGCGGCGGGCGCGGGGTTCACCACGGTCAGGCACGTACATGTACTCTTCCGGAGCGTACTCAGCAATGATAGCCCGCAAGAGTTTGAACTCCTGCTTCATCGCATAATGTACTCTGGACTGAACAGCAGCCATTGGCTTGAGCGTACGCTCAAGAAGAGCAAGCGTTGTTCCGACAGGTGCATTAGCACTCATGTCAGAAATGTTCATATCAGAGATCGCACCTAATCTACGACCTTCTTCTGTAATACGCTGTAAGAGAGCTAATAATGTTTGGCTTGGCTCCTTGTAAGGGAGCGTCATTATGTTCTCTTTAATACTGCCGGAGGGCACGTCTACATCACGGAACTCACCGGGGCCGATGGGGGTATCGTCTCCTTTGACCCGTAAACCACGAGACTTTAAGCCCCCCGGCAGGTTTGACAGTGTACCTGCGTCAACTAACTGACGAATCAGGGAAGTACCTGCTTTAGCGTATCCACCAATAATGTGGATTAATCCAAGTCCATAAAAACCAAAACCCGGCACATAAACATAATGCACGAAATACTGACGCTTAAGCATCAACGGGTCTTCGGGGTTCCAGTTACGACGAATAGAAAGTACTTCTCCGGTACCTCTTTCTATCGCTACAACATAAGGTTTGGCTATCTGTTTATCTTCATCACCGGCTTCATTATCAATACCATCAATAACTAAGTCAGCATGAACCTCAAGTACGGTATATCTGTCGTCCGAAGTAATGGAGTATCCTCCCTCTTCGGCTTTCTTCTCTTCAATATCTGTGTGGTAAGGCGCAGGATCATCAAGATCAACTTCACGATAGAATCCCCCCGCCTGTAGTTTAAGTAGCTCGTTCTTAGTCTTACGCATCACATGCGTAACACGTTCGGCACTTTCTATATTAGAAGCACCATAAGGTACGACTACATCTTCAGCAGGTATGTAAAGTGCTACTTGACGCCCTATGTTTGGATCGTAATAAACTTTCTTAAACGCAGACCCTGCAAGACCAAGGCTATACAACATGCGTTCATGTTCTGGACGGTACTCCGTCATCACCTCAGTCAGTTCATAATTCATATCAGCCTTAACGCGTAAGGCTGCATCTTCTTTCTCTTTAGTTATCTCACCAATTATCTTTGTCTTAACTGGCCCACCGGCAGGAAATGTTTCACTCATCGCTTCTGCCTGAAAACGAATAGCTGCTTCGGCCAGCACGTTGCTGTACACACCGCAAGCATCTTCCCAAGGTTCAGTGCGCTCTTCATAAGTAAAGCCCAGCACTTCCAAACCTTTAACGAAGGTATCCGCCCACTCTTTACGGCTGGCAGTATCGCCTTCAAAGGCTTCAACCAGATCAGAACCTAATGCACGTAGCTCGTTCTCTTCTAGGTATTCAGCAAGGTTAGCGTCGAACGGCGCGTATTCTGCTTCCTCGTTCTCTTCCCCACCGAAGTTTATCTCGATGCTGCCGTCTTCAAGCTCAACCTGCACGGGAGCATCAGACATAACTTCCATCTCGACAACCGCATCAACGTCTTCGGGTAAGCCGTCTGGGGCTTGGTATACACCTTTCTCTATCGCCATAATTATTTACCTTTAGTAGTAACCGCCCCTACGTCTGTATAGTGGTTGTTCATCTGGCTCATCGGTCGGGAGCCTGATAAACCCGCCTTGTCTAAAACGCATCAATGCCATGATTGTGCTGTCCACGAGGTCATCGTGCGACATAAAAGGAAAGCCAGCCACTTCCTCAACCAGCTCTTCTGCCCAACGTGTTTGTGGAACCCACACTAAGCCGGAGCTTACTATATCCGCTACGGAGTTTAAACGAGCGATCTTATCACCCGATCCCCTGTGAGGGGTATATTCCTGCACCACCAGACCCATCCGCCGCATCTCCTGATATAACGGCGTACCACTACTTTTCTTCTCCACAATAAACGCATCCGGCTCCCAAGAGTTAAACTCGCCATAGGCCAATTCTTTTAACTCGGGGAACTCTAGCCGTTTCTTAATACTATTAAGGAGGATGATGGAGTACCGATTCTCCTCCTCATTATAAAAAACACCCCACGTAGTCAGGGCCGTGTAGTCAGCACGGTTGTTCTTCTCAGCCGCCGCGTCGAGCGACATTATTATGTATTCACAGGGTGGAGGGTCTTCTTTGACCCACTCATTCCACCACTCACGTTTAACAATAGCCGCCTCTTCAGCCGTGGGTTTCTGCTGATACTGAGCATTCCACTGGAAAAGAGGCATCGAAGCCTTAGTGCGATACAGCGCATCTAGGTTAAAAAACTCAGGCCATAGGGGCTTTTCAGTCGGCTTTGCGGGGTTATCAGGGTTCTCAATCTCCAGAATTGCTGGAAATTCCACCACTTCATACGCATCTGCAAGGTCAGACTGCGCCATATCCCGTACAACACGGCCCGTCAGGTCATCCAAGTGCCATCTGGTCTGTACAATAGCCACACGGCCTGCGGGCATCAGACGTGTTCGCGCACCGTAGGTAAACCATTCGTAGGCTTTGTCAAAAACGTCCAAGTTTCCGTTGATGATGTCTTGTTCGTTGTGTGGATCGTCAATAAGTAGGAGGTGGGCACCACGACCAGCCAAAGCTGAACCAACACCACAGGCAAAATACTCCCCACCCGCACTCGTATTCCACCTTCCCGCGCTTTTTGAGTCCTGTGCGAGCTGCACATTGGGAAAAATCGCCTGATATTCTTCGGTTCCAATCAAATTCCTTACTTTTCTACCAAAATCCACCGCCAAATCAGTGGTATGGGACACCATCAGCACCTTTTTGTCCGGATTCCGCCCTAAAAACCACGCTGGAAAGTAAATCGAGATGAGTTGGGACTTACCGTGACGGGGCGGCATGTTCACACAGACCCGATCCTTACCAGATTCGGCCTGTTCCTCCCCTTCCTCGTTGTAAACCTTCCCTTTCTCGATCTCCATCAGGAGATTTGCCAGTACTCGGTGGTGTTTTCCCACCTTATAGTCCGGCTGCATGGCCTTACAGAATTCAATCAGGTCGTTATAGCAGGCTTCAGCCCGCTTCCGAGCCTCAAGCTCCTCAACTATCCGGTAAATCTCAGCTTGTTCTTCCGGCGTGTACGAATCTAGGTTTTCTAAGAGGAAGTCTACCTCTTCCGCCGTAAATTCCGGAGGTGGGGGTGCCGCATTTAAGTGTTTAGCGGCCTGCGCTGTTATCATGTCTGTGTGCTTCCCACTTCTTCAGGGGACAACTTGCCAACATCAACCAGATTTTAGCCTCCATCCAGCACCCACATATCTTACAAGTATGCAGTGTGGGTCTGAATTCGGGGCAGCTACGGCAAATTTCACCACGTTCAGCAGCAACTTCACTCCGCGTCATTAACTTCCCCCTCCTGCTCATAGACCCCTTCGGCGTTTTGCTTGAGTACGGTCAACTTCTCCCGCAATTTCTCACGTAGCTCGTCCGCAGTCTGGTGGGTTACCGTAATTTCCTTGCGATCTGTGAACAATCCAACGTCTGTCATCTTGCCCAGTAACTCCAGAGCCTTCATACGAATACGGGCGTCGGGGTTCTCAGTCTCAAGTATGAGCTTGTTTGTTACGGTATTACGTATTTCAGCCGCGCTTGTTGCAATAAGCTGACCAAATTCTTTGAGGATGCCGTGAGTTTCTACAAGGGAGGCCGGTGTCATTGAGTTAACACGGGAAGTAGAAACGGTTTTTGAGGTTTTCTCTACATCTGCTGCGTACGAAGTTAGCAATACAGCAGCTACATCACGATCTTCTTCAGTAGCTTCAAACTCCAGACCATGATCCTCTAACTCGTGAATCGTATTGCAAGCCGCTTCCGCACGAGCACGTAAGTCCATGTAAGGAACATCATCTGGTATTTCAATGCCAAACTCTGGCACTAAAGCAATAGCCATACAAACACCTTTCCGCAAGCCGAAGCCGTTGGGTGCAAGTATATAGACCAAAAAGAACCCTCGCAACGTGTGGAGTCGTCGGCGAGGGCATAAATAGGGGCGCTCAAGGAGATTAATAGGTGAAACATGTAGCCCCTAACTCACAATATCACGCGTGTTGCAGAAATCAAAGAAGTGTTGGGATGTGTTAGAAACTGTTAGAAAGTGTTAGAAACTGTTAGATAAAAAGTTTTCCAAAAAAAGTGGCATAGGTGGCAGAAAGAACTAAAAGCTAAATGGGGTAAGGGCTATAGCCTGCCACTAAAATAAGAACATTGCAGAAATCAAAGCTAAGTTAAATAACAAAAATTTGTTTGTGTAAGTACCTCGGGACTCCTGACGGGGGGTATGCCGGAAATGGAGGGGGTGGGGTAAGTAGGACGGGGTT